GCATAATCACCCATTGTTACTGTCGCTGTTGCAGTAGTCGGTGTAATATCTGGGAGACCAAATACAACATAAGGTGCTGACTTATAGAACGCTCCTCCAGTAGTTCCTCCAGGGAACAAATAATTCGATGCTCCTATACTTATTGGTGCGGAGGTTACACTAACTCCGAGAGCAACCATGGGAGTGTCTAACACTGCTGTAGCAGCTGCACCCACATGAATTGGTGTAGAAAATGTAACAGTTGGTGCAGTAGCAAATCCAGAACCAGCATCAGTTACGGTAACTACACCGATAGTTCTAAATCCATCAACTGCTGATGCTGCTGCTCCGCTACCATATCCACCAATAAATTTAATTTTTGGAGTTGTTGTATATCCACTTCCAGGATTAGTTAAATTAACTGCTTGAACTGATCCTGAGTTTTTGTTGACACTATCAGTACAGACAGTTATTCCATATATCATCGAGGCAATACCAACTGCAGTCACTCCACCAGATGGTGCAGATGATATACCAACAGTTGGAATTTTTGTATATCCAGCTCCTCTGTTCGATACTTTGATTGTCCTAAGAGAACCAGATTCAATGAATGTTGTTATTGCGTCTGCTGTATTTCCTACACCAACGACAGTAAGAGATTGAATGGAACCGAGACTTGTTAATTGATTAGTTTCATCATTGATACCCCTCAACTCATCTCCAACCAGTTCATTGTCAATTTCTTCAACACCAGTGTCAATTACTTCATTACCATAACGGAAGAGTTCGCACTTCAATATATAAGTGTAATTTTTTTGTAATTGATAGAAGGGTTTTTCGTGCTCTACATATTTGATTTCAAACAAACGATCACCAAGAGGGAAATAAATTAAATCTCCTTCTTTTGGTCTAGATGATAATTTTACATTAGATTCATTCTTCATCAATGGAGAGATATAAGTTTCAAATCTCTCTTGCGAAATAACTAATGATACTTCGTTAGTTTGTTGAATACCAAACTTTGATAATAACGTTGGATTTTCATCATACCCTTCGTAGGTATCAACGTATGCTTCTATTGGATATGAATCGTCAAATTTTGAAGTAACAACTTCTCTTATAATTGTTCTTTCATTTACATACTTTCTAGGTATGTAATAGATTTCAATACCATATATTTTTAATTGCTCATTAATTAAATCTTGGACAAGATTTTGTTCACCACGAGAACCTTGTTGAAAAAAGGGATTTAATACCATGATATCAACCTATCATATCAAGGGGAGGAAGTTCATAAGTGTTGGACATCTGCTCCCTAATGATTTCTAACTCTTTTTCTGCATCATCATATAGTTGACGACCATTCAACTCTACTCCACCAGGGAGTTTTACCCCATTAAACTTAATTAGATTTTGTCCCCACTGACGTTTGATAAGAGCAGTAAGATACCTCTTAACAAAGTAGTCATTATATACTCTTGGAAAATCATTTGGATCTATAAGTCTATAGCAATCTATAACCAAATAATCATCTACAACAACACTCTCCCAATCAATATCCAAATATAATCTATCTTGTCTTTGATTGAATCTAATTTGTTTTTCAGTTGTAAGTGCAAAATCTAAATCTTCTAAGTATCTCTTTGTCATTGCGTATGTTAGAATTTCGGTTGAACCGAAATAATACATATCGTTTAAAAACAACTGGTATTTTACACTGAACATATTACTGGTTGCAGTGTTAGCACCGTCAAATCTAAAAATTTTGTTTATACCAATAACTGCTGGAGGAATTTGAAGATAGTTACTATTCTCCTCAAAATTGAATGATACAGATGAACCAGCAATCGTAGTAGAAGTAGTTGTAGTAACAAGACCTACAGGATTACTTGCTCCTCTACCACGACCTCTATCAATATCGTCCTGAGTAATTTTATACTTTAAATATGTCTGAACAACACCATCATAATGTCTCTCATGGAAATATTGTAAAGCATCATCAACTAAGTCGTCTATTTGCTCATCGGCAACATTAATTTCAAGCACTGGTGCACCCAGCTGCCTTTTGCAGTAATTTATTAAGTCTGATCTACTTGCTGGGTGTGCCATATACTCACAAGTTTCCTAAGTGTATTTAGGGTTTAAGAAGAGATGGTATTATAAACTTGTGCGTTTCCGCGAACCAATGGATAGGTTGTTGATCCTACAGTTACTAGAACATCATAAACATATCTACCCTCAGTCAATGATGTAGTTTGGGTATCAGTTAAAGAAAGATTTATTTTACCTCCAGCAGCACTGGTGATACCCACAGTGAAAGCTACTGTTGCTCCTAGAGTTGCACCAACGGCAACACTTTTTGACAACGCACTTGCACCAGAATAACCAGTCAAATCAAAATTATTATTGTTTGTTGCTTTGACTGTAAAAGTAGTTGAAAAATCTGTGCCACCATATATTGCTAAATTAGCTCCATAAGGAACACCAGATTCTGGATCAAAAGTAATTGTCTTATTTGCCATCCGTCAGTCCTATGATTTGCATTGTTTCCTGCTGTTTATAATAAAGTTTGCAAAAAGACTTTGCAATATTACGGAGTTGTTCACAGTCATCACAACTATCTATCTCTGTTGCGACTTGAGTATATGCAAAATTTTTGGACAGATTTTTGATTTCAATCTGATCAGGATTCATTTGATAATCTCCTTTAAGAGCGACTTGATTTCATTTAAATCATCTTTGATACATGATAACTCATCTTCAAGATCTTGCACTTTTTGAGTTTCACTTTTTTTGATGTTTCTACGAGAAATATACTCCTCGTATTTACTTTTGTTTGTATTAATGATTGCATTTGTCACAGGGTCTCTGACTAAATCAGAATGACCCTTTACTCTTACGTCTTTCATATTATGCTAAAGTAATTGTTCTCAACTCCTTAATTCTTGGAGCGTATGCTTGATTGGTAGAAGTAGCAATCAATTTAATACGATAAGACTTAAAGGGAGGTAAATTATCAACAGTAAACTCATGCTCTTTGAATGTCAGATCTCTAGATAAGAAACCTTCTGATGCATTCGCTGGAGGAACAACTCTATCTGATGATCCATCATTATTTGAAGTATATCCTGGGAACGCTTCAAAGATTGGAGTAAATCCTTGATCTTCACCAATTGCATAGAATGCTCTAATATCATTAAATTGATTAATGTGAGCAGTGAGAAGAATCTTAATGCTTGTTGCAGAAGTTTCTAAAGCATTTTCTCCAGAGATATATTGGAATGCATTAGGATCATCATCAATTGAATTGACCCTATTGTCTTCAGTGTAGTTTGAAATTGGTGCATTAACTCTGTTTGAAATAAGAATAGCACTGACTCTTTGCGCGTCAATAATTGGACTCAAACGAGAATCAGAAGACTGCAGAGAAATCGACATGTTGAATGAACGATCACCAGGTAATTGTTGTAAGACTGCACTGTTTGTCTCGTTTACTCTAGATGCAATAATTCTTGGAGATGAGAAGTAATTTGTTGCGTTAAGAGTTACATCTTCAGTGCCAGCATTATTAAATGGAACTGGTAGGTTTTGACCAGAACCATTACCAAGGTTTGATCCTGTTGTTGTTCTGACTGTTGCGCTGAGGGTTGTTCCTGGAACAGTTACATTTTGAACTGTAGGAACAATCGCCTCAAATGGCATGTTTTGAGTGGCTTTAATATTATATCCACCATCAGACTTTGTTTCATTATAATAGAGAACTGGGAAATTAGTTCCTACACTTCTATCAACTCCATCAGAACTCATATCCACCTTAATTGCATATGAATCAAATCCAATTGGATTAGAGAGAGTGACATCACTCAATACATGTGTCTTGTTAACTCTCCTCAGCGAAACTCCACCCATTTCATATTTGTAAACAGGTGTTCCCACGACATAATTTTTAGGATTAGAACCTCTAGTAATACCACCAATTGTTCCTGTAGACGTTTCGGTATAAGTAAGAATTTCATCACCAATTCTTACATAACCAGCGGTTGTTGTTCCAACTCCAATATTTTCAAACGTGCTAAACTCCGAAGAGTTTTCTACAAGAAGATTAGCAGTTGAATCTGCACTATATGGCGAAGTTAATTTAGTCGGTACAACATCACTCTCTACACCAGATATCGTAACTCTGTTGTTTTCATGGTACATACCATGGTTCTTATGATCTACAATAAGGTGAACGCCATCATTATTACCAACCGTTCTAATTTCTGTTGGTGTTACGTTACCATTAGTGCCATTTAATGTCACTAAGGAACCTGAACTATTTGTAAACTGTAGAGTTTTTCCTGCGCCAACTTCAAAATCGCCTTGAACATTGTCGAGTATAATTTCGTTTGTACTAGCAAGTGATACAAGAGAGAATCTTGCATTTCTACCTGCTGGGTTGTTGCCAAGACTACTAATACCCAGAACATCACCGACAACGTAACCAGAACCACCATTAACAACAGTTGCTCCAACAGCAACGCCATTATTAATTGAAATATTGGCAGTTAGATTTTGACCAGATCCAGTAATGCTTGTCAAAGCAACTCCCGTATAAGTCAGTGCGCCGGAACTTGGAGTATAACCAAGTCCTGCATTTGTAATCGTTAATGCTCCAGTTCCAGATCCAGCAGATCCAACAAAGTTACCAGTTGCATTTGACCCCTGCTGAGAGAAAGTATTTCCAATCTCAAGGGCATTACTACCAAAGACAGTTGTTCCTAAACCAACTCTAATTTTCTTGGAACTGATATTGATGGAGTCAGGTTGAAGAGTTGGAATCTGTTTATTACCCTCTCCAAGAATTGGATTATAAACCTCAAGTGAACCATTCTGCACAAAGTCTGCACGACGTATGGTGAACTTAAGGTCCTCCCATTGACTTGGTTCCCATGTAGAAGCATTCTGTGATTTAAATAAAGATCCAAGGTATGGTTGATTAGAAATAAATTCATCAGTTAGTAGATCAGTTTCGCCAACCCTAGAAATAAACACTCTGTATTTTGTAGACCAAGACGCAAGTGTGAGTGCATATTCTCCACCACCCTCAAGGTAAACAGGTGCTTTAAAGTTAATTGTGGTTGGTACTGTTCCATCAGCAGAGATAT